AGCATCAATCTTTGCTAGTCGAGCAGCTTCTTTTGTGTCTGCCAAAACCTGTTTATCATCGCGCGGTTCCAGATACACAGGTGCGATGCTGTCGTCTGGTGTGATGTCGTTACTTGGTGTAGCCATAAACCATTACCGTCCCTGCAAAGTTTCCGCTCACATAAAGTGTGAAGCCGTCAAATTGTGTGCTTCCTGTTTGGTTACCTGCAACAATTCGACTGTAAATGTTTCCGTTGCTATCCACAATCACATTGTTTGTGTTGATTGCTGTGCGTGATGCCAAGTTTGGGTTGTAAAAAGTCATCATGGCGTTGTGTGCTGTGATAGCCGTTGTGTGTGGCGTTGCAATGTAGAAACCTGTGCTCGTAGTTTCCGTGCCTGTGTAACTGGTGTACAACTGGCTTCGCAAATACTGGTAAGTAGAGGTTGAAGTATCTGTACCGCTTGCACGCAAACGACAAGATACGTCTTGTTCGGCTGAAGTTGCTGTCATGTTCAAAATGGCGTAATAGTTCGTATATGTAGAACTAAATACACCGTTTAGGCTGACTGATGATGCGCCAGTAAAAGTGACTGAACCGCCTGCGTTGATTGTTGCTGAACCGCTACCAACCGCAACCGATGTAGGCGTCAATGGAATTAATCCGGGTGCTACGCCTACCGATTGCCACGCTGCACCGTCATAGTATTGCGTCGTGTTGGTTGCTTCAATGTAAGCAAACTGTCCCTCGGCCAACACCTTTTCGCCAGCCCCGCCAAACGCAGCATCGCGGGTGACCGTGGTTGCAAAGACTGGAATGCCTGTGTTGACCTGCGTCATCTCCGCAGCTGTAAGAATCTGTCCAGCGGTAAATGCTGGAACTTCAATTTGTGCGTTGGCTCCCATAAGTGCTCCTTATCCTAAAACATTTTCTGCGTCGAGTGTGCCATACACCGCGTCGTCCAATATCAACTCGTAAACGATCACGGTCGGCGCGGTGCTGTACAGCACACGGTGGCCAGTAGAGAAATCCAGATAATGCTCAATGCCTTCAACAGACAGCTCTTGCGCCAACTGGGTCGTGCCGGCACCGCTTGGGAATGTCTTTTCTACGGTGATGGTGTCTCCTATTTCTAGGGTCGCCAAGGTGTCTTTTTGGGCTGTAGTCAGCATTAAAAATGCGGTCTCAACTGACGTGTATCGGGCTTCTGGTTCAGGGTTAAGCAGGTAGGCAGCTGCGGCGTCAATAGATGGTTGTTCGTGTAGCAGGCTGTTTGTGATGCTGTTTGTCTGAATAAAATACGTAGCGATTGAGCCTGCGTCGGTGGCTGTTGCCGTGTTGCCATTAAGACCCGTCACGACCACGCGGTTGACTACTGCGTCAGCCTCAAATGAGATGCCCACGCCGTTGTACTTGTATTCGGTGCCGTCATCGTGGAAGTCTGCAACTGGCGCCGAGAGGGTTTGACCGATGCGGTCTTGGAATGTGAGCACACCATCACGCGACATGAACAGGCGACCGAACTCGGCGGTGTCGTTAATTTGGGCAATGTATTGCAGCACGTTGGTGCCAGCGTTAACGGTGTACGAAGCGGCATGGCCAAGGTTCACGGTGCCTGTTGAGATGTCACGCGCAAGCAATGGAAAGTCAACTTCTGGTAGGTCAAGCACGGTTTCTATGCGCTCACCTGATGTTTCGGCTGATGGGTTGAACTCGTCCAAATAGGTTTGGGCTAGCAAATAAAATTGGTCAGCGCAATAGACGGTCACGGTGTCTAGACCGCCTAGCGCGAAATTGTAGTCATAATTCACTATATAACCCGAGTACAGAAACTCGGCAACATTAGTAGAGCTGTAACGAATTAACTTGACCTGACGCATTGGCGCAAGACCAGGCTTAGATTCTGCTGTGTCGTAGTACGGGCTATTTTCGTCAAACGGGTTAAAAATGCCGTCCACGTCTTGAATGGTAAACGTCATTGTGCCGGCGCTAAAGGTGTCGCCAATGTCGCGTCGCCCGCGCTTTACGGTGATGCTCGTAGTCGAGTCCATAACGCTGGCGAACTCAGTCGTGCCGTCCAACACGTATAAAGTGTTATCTAAAACGCCTTTGAGCGCGTCATCTAAAACAAACGCGTCAACTTGGAATCCTGTAGCAATTTGCAGGTCATAGTTGCCTGAATCAACAACAGCGACGCCTGGCATTAGGCAATGTTCAGAGCCAATGGCCCTGCACTCCGTGAGTAGGCGCGCAATGCGTTGACCACGGCTTGACCGATTTCTGCGCTAGTCGAGAGTCCGCCTGTGACGTTTACGGTCACTCCCCCGCCAGTATTCATACGGTCTAATGGCACTACGGCTTCTGGGCCTGCTTCACCGATCAGGGCAAGAGTAGGGGAGTTGACAATGCCACCTTCGGCTAGACGTGGAATCTTCTTAGCAACGACAGCGGATGGTGCTTGACCGCCGAGTTGTGGTACTGGAACTGTTGGTGCTTTTGGAATGTCTGGTAGCAACGGGATTGAGTTGTAGGCGCTGATGATTGCGTTGACCGCGCCAATCGCGGCGTTGACCATGCCAGCAAAGAAGCCGATCACGGTGTTGACAATTGCGTTAATGCCGTCACGAAACCACTCAAACTTGTTGTATGCAGTAACAAGCGCGACCACCAATAATGCGATACCTGCAGCGATCAGGCTAAATGGGTTGAGTGCCATGGCGATGTTGGTGACAACGATTGCAGATGCGACTGCACCGATGGCGGCTGCGATTGCCAAGAATGCTTTGGGGTTGTCTTGAGCCCACATAGCGAACTTGTTGAGCACAGGTAGCACAGCCTTAAGCACGGGCAATAGCGCAGCGCCGATTGACTCTTTGGTTTCGCCGATGGAGTTTTTGAGGATTGCCATTTTTCCTGCAGCGGTTTCTGCGTTCTTGGCTGTCGCACCACCAAAGGTTCCGCCGAGCACGTCCATTACTTCGTTGAGGCTGGCGCCTTCTTTGATCATGGTTGACATCTCTGGGCTCAATGATCGGAGCGCCTTAAAGTTGCCCTGGTATGCTTTTGCCAATGCGTCCGCGACGCTGGCGCTGGACATGCCGGTGGCTGTGCTTATGTCCATGACAAGGTTCATGTCGTTCATGGCAATGCCAACATCTTTGGTACCGCGCACAAGAGCTTCTAATGCTTTGCGATACTCGGTGTCAGCAACGCCAGACGCTCGACTCATTGCGCTGATCTGCTTTTCTACTTGTGCGGTCTGTGCAGCGCCCGCGCCAGTCACATTCTGCAAAGTAAGCGCTAACGCCGCCTGCTCCTGTTGATCTTCCATCGCAGCGCGTGTGGCATCACCCAAAGCAACAGCCAAACCAGCGAGCGCCGCAGCTGCAGGAACGGCAGCCTTCTTGATAGCAAACTGGGCTTTCTCACCTGTGGTTTCAAGTTGCTTAAACTGCTTGATGGCCTTAGATACGCCCTTGCCGTCAAACTCGCTGATGATCGGGATGTTAATTGCCATTACGCGGTCTCTCTGTTTGCTTCGTCCATAACGCGCTTGACTAATTGACCCATCTCGGACATGACATCATTTTCGCGTTGCACGTACGCTTTCCACATTACTCGCGAACGCTCTCCATAACGTGCAGTTAGTTGACGGCCTAATGCACCTTCTTTGGACGTGTCAAACATGGTGCCAGTAGCGCCCTGCCATTGAATGAGAAACGTGCCCACGTTGCTTTTGTTTCCGCCGTATTCTTTGATATTTCGAGTGTTGATCTTGGCAGCAATCTTCTGTTTCATGCCAGGCACCCACGGCAACATCTTGAATCCTGATCGGGTTGACCAGTTGCGCGCCATACCAGACAGGGGAACGCCAGTAGGAACAAGCGCGTTGGCATCGTCAATAACAGGTTGAACAATCTTCTTGTAATCTTTTGTGATTTCACGGCGCAAAGATTTGTCAATCTTGTTGAGCGTTTTCAAGGCTTCTTTAAGCCCGACGACCTCAATCTTTGCCGATACTTCATTCACATCATCTCCGTTTGTTC